TATGGAATTCAATATATTCGTTCATATGATTTCAATGATAGAATTGTTTTAATAATTCAATTTAAATCCAATGTATGGTGTAATGTAATATTAGATGAATTATTTAATCTTAAATTAATTGATAGTTATACTTTAGATCTTAGAATTACAAATGAAGGATATCAATTTTATGATGGTACTATGGTAATGGATTCATATAAGATTAATAATCTTATGGATCATTTAATGAAATCTTACAACTTCAATATTCAAAAAAAATTTAAAAATAATTGGCGCTTTGCTAAATAAGGGCATATTTATATATAGATAACAATACTAAAAGAAACTAAAATGATGGAAATTATTGAAGAATTACAAATGGAATTAAATCACATTGAAAAAATGATTAATAAAGAAGGCAATATCAGTTATTATGATTTGACCTTTCAAGGAATTTTTCATAATATTACTTATAACTGCTTATCAACTCAAATAAAGCATAATTTAAATGAAGTTATAAGCTTAACCAAATTAATAGAATTATATGAGAACAATTAAAATTAAAGATATGGTAGCATATCTATCGTGGACAGCATCATTAGTATTAATCTTATTAATGTTATTCTCTTGTAACAAACAAGATTGTAAATTGGCTGAACAAAGACTTGTGGAAGCTGAAGATCGTTTAACACAAGCAACATATGAACTTTATAATAACCCAAGCCAAGTAACAGCTGATGATTGGGAACAAGCAGAGTTCAATTATAATGAAAGAAAAAAAGATAAAGAAAGATATTGTAATTAATATTTACAAAAAAGAATCTTATTGTTAACTTTATACTTGTATTGACATTGAGTATAAAAAAGTGAAGCCCCTCAGTTACATCCCATCTGAGGGGTTTCTTATTTCATTAAAAAACCATTTAGTCTTTGTAATTTATCAGTATTATAAAGAGTCTTGTCTTCTTTTAGTCTTTTTATCCATATTCTTATTGCTTATTATTTTTATCATTCCACCAATTCTGACCATAATATGTACAGATTTCTTCACCTCTTTTAATATCTCTTTGAGCAATAAATCTAAACATTGGTATGCCATTATCTTCCCAATCAAACCACATACAATTATTATCATCAGAATGATTATAAATTATTCCATTACCCAATGGTAAACAATAATTAATTTCTTTTGCTGTGGCAATATCTTTTGGGTATATAAATACATAGTTACCAAAATGGTGTGAAATATCTTTAGGCAACATTAAAAGTAATGTCTCCTCAATTATATCACCTTTTTTAATATCTTCATCAGCGATAACAGCAAGACCTTTGCCTTCAATTTGTTTAATTAGCGTTTTTTTCATACCCAAATATTCTATTAAACCAAAAATAATGATCCCAAATCTGATCAGATATTTCTTTGCCAATAATATCTTCCCAATCAGGATTAACTGGCATTAATTTATTTTTAATTTTATGATCACCATATATGCCGTGGATAATATCATTTTCTTCTGTTATTTGTTCTATATTATCAAAATTATGTTCAAAGTAAGGTAACTCCAAATATTGGTATAGATTTTCCATTATTGGTTTTGGGTCTTTAACAAATTCTTCATATTTAATAAAGAAAACATTTTGTACTGATTGATCATTAAAGCCTTCTTTTAGTCTCTCCAATGTTCCAGCAACAAAAGAATTAGTAATCCAATGATTAATTCTTTGTTCTAATACCATATTATTTACATCTGTAAACTTAAGTGGGTTTTTTCTAAAAGCTTTTTCTAGACTAGTATAAATAGCTCTAATATCTCTTACCATATAAACTATTTTTGGGTTGGGATAGAATTGATTTAAGAATCTTTTATTGCTAATCCAACCTCTATTCTTATCTAAGACATAAGGCTTATCTGTAATACCATTAAAATAACCAAACATAGCATTTTTTAAAAAAGATTTATATGCTAATTCCATTGTTTTTGGATCTTGTGCCCTAATAGAATCAGATTGTGTATAAACTTGTTTGGTTATTGTTAGTAATTCTACTAGACCTGATGTTGGTGTTACATAAAAATCAGGGTTTTGACCCATAATTTGTTGTAATAAAGTAGAACCAGCTCTAGGCAAAGAGCTTTGAAAGAATATTTTATTCACCATAATTTCGTTTTAATTAAATATAAAAAAGGGGAAACTGTTTAGATTCCCCTTTTAATAATCTTTTATGATAATTACATAACAGCTATAAATCTATTTATTAGATCTTCTTCACTATCTTCAAGGTGTGTTGTGTAATCAGCTCCACTCCATAATTCAATACCTTGATTAGCTATTCTAGCCATAATCTTTTGTGAATTTTCTATTTTATTAATAGCGAAAAGAATAACAGTTGAACCGTCATTTAACTCTATTTCCTTACCATATGCTCTAAAATTATATAAATTTTCCATTTTCTTTATTTATTAAACTATTTTTAGGGTTCCACCATCACTCCATACTGAACCAGTTGTTAAGCCAGATGATGCTGTTGGTACATTAGTCATTATTAACTTTGGTAAGTATACAGTATCTGATTGTGTTGCTGTAATACTCTCACCACCAATAATAACAGTATTTTTTACTGCGACATCTGTAGTGGTTATATTATTATTTTGACCACCTATGATTACATTATTAATATGTGAATAAGAACCATATTGAGTATTATTTCTTATAGTATTTCTATAACCACCTAAAATAGCATTATTATTGTTATAAGAATAACCATAATCATACTGAATATTCCAATACATTCTATTTTTTAATCCACCTATAAGTGTGTTATTATAGTTATATGTATAAGCGTAAGTAGATTTATTTGTTGTTATATTACCATAATTAGATAATACATTAGTATTATAGTTAAAATTTTGAACACTATTACGATATCCAAGTATGTTATGATGTTGTCCTGATGTAACTTGATTTAAGTTACCACTAACTAATGAAGAAGTAACACCATTTATATTGGTTCCTTTTGTATTTATTAATGTTGTATAATTACAACCAATACTATAATCACTTAAACCATTAATAAAAGTATTAGAATTAGAAGTATACATATTAAGATTGGAACTATTAATAGCTACTGTATCTCTACCCCTTAATATATTGTTAGTACCACCAACAATACCACTTCTCATTGTATATTCATTACCAAGAGTTGAACCTAATATTTGATTATAATCACCACCAATAACAAAGTGACCAAAAGTAGGTGATCCAGTCTTACCATATGTACTAGTAACATTAACAACATTTCTAGTACCACCTCCAATAAATACATCTGGTGATGAACCACCAATATTATTAGATTTACCACCAACAACAACTGATTCTAAAGTTCCAGCTAAGTTTTTATTACCAGCAATAACAGCTGAATCTTTACCATTAGCCTGACTAAATTGACCACCACCAACAAAGGCTCTATCACCTGAAGCTGAATTGGGATTAACTGTATTTATACTTACAATACTTTCTGAACCAGTACTTACTTCAAATAAATCTGTTCCTGTACTACCTGTACCTCCACCAATTATATTAACACCAATATTACCATTAGCATCAACATTAACTAGTTTGAAGAAATCGAATTGATTATTTACGTTTGAACTCATTTTATTTAATTTTTTATTTTATGCTTCATACACCTTTAAATAACCTTCAGGTGTTAATTCTACTTGTTTTATTGTGTTATATTCACTAACACCTTTTTGAACTGGATTAACTTTTGGTACAATAACAATATTGATATTACCATTAGTATCAACACTAATCTTCTCAAAAAACTCCTTTAAATGTTGTGATAAAGCCATATTCTTTTATTTTAATATTTTATTATTTATTTTGTTTAATTATTTACGCTTGATATCTCCAGCATCACCTCTATCATTAGGATCTCTTAATAATGGTACCAATTTAGATTTAAAATTTTCTATTGTACCGAATATTAATTCTTTCCAAATAGTATTCTTAGTGATTGATAATAAGAATAAATTAGAGTTTAATCTGCCTTTATTAATAGCTGATGGTAATTTAAGTGATGATTTACCTGCTGTAGTTTTAGTCATATAAGCATCATATTTAACCATTTCTTTATTTATTACTTCAAAATACCAATACGGTTTTAATGAAGAATCTTTATACTCTAATATTCTAGAATCTGATACAATATATTTTATATCATTAGTCAATAACTCCAAACAGTTATTAATGTATTCTAATTTTGATTTGTAATTTAACATTTTTTTTTTATTTTAATTTTTATTATTATCTTAGGGTCCCACCCTTAGCATATCTTATTCCTGCCTTAACCAAGTATTTATGTACAGAGGCACCAACTGAAGGTGTTTTACCTATATACCATTCACCATATCTATTTTCACCTGATGTAATACAAGTTGCTTTACCACCAGAGACATTTAAGAATAAATCAAAAGATACGTTATAATAGGTATAAATAGATTTATCTTTGAATTGAATAAACATCTCCTCACTTTCATCGTTATACATTATTTTATTAACATTAGATGAGGTTGGAGTACTGCGCCATTTTCTAAATTCAAAATTATTTTTATCTATTTGTTTTAATTTACGGATGGCCCATTCAATACCTTCATCTCCACCCCAAGCGTCCCACATTAATCCACCACAACCTTCATCGTATTTAACTTCTTTATGTTGTTGATGACGTTTAAATGAGGCCATTCTTGCTATTGTATCTCTACTAATATTTTCTCTTTTACATAATTGTGATGCTCTACGTTTACCTGTAGCTTCACCACAATCACCCCATCCATTTTCTTCAGCCCATTTAATAGCTCTACAAGCATTCTCTGATGCTGCTTTAGGGTAATCATTATAAGATTCAAATTTATACCCAACAGAATCTAATTGATCAATAACATTAAGATTATTATCATAATGTGTATCGATATTAAGTTCTAAAATCTTTTTTATTTTAGCTTCATTGGAACCTGTAACATAAACTCTGCTCTCCAAAATACCCAAATCTTTAGCTATTGGTAAAATATCATAATTATTATGTCTGGCTGATATTATATAAACCTGATATCCATCCATTATTTTACGTAAGGCAAGCTCTTTACCTCTTTTAGTAGTAAGTACACCATCAAAGTCAAAACTAATCTTAGATGTCTCAAAAACACCCTTTGATATTTCTATTGCTTTACCTTGTTTTAATGCTTTATTTCTAGCATTATCTTTTGATATCTGTGACTTTGGATCATAAGTATAACATTTGCCTTCAGGACCCCATTTAAATCCTGGTTTATTATCTTTTCTACATTTCATTAATGGCATAATATTCTATTTTAACAATCGTAACATCCATCAGGACCTTCATCAGGCTCATTATAAGTTGGGATATCCCACTTAGGTTTTTGTCTGCTTAAATAAACACCGTTGAAATAGGCCTTACTATTCTTAGGTAAATTATCTTTTGAATCAGGGTTCTGATATTTAGGGAATAAATGTGTATAATCACATAAAAATTTAACTAATCTTTTTAAATAAAATTCAGCCAAATCTCTAATACTTTGTCTCATATACTTAATTTCATCCAATTCAGATGCTTGAGACCATTCAGAAGATTCTTTTGATATTGCTTTATTGGTTGCTTTAAAATTTAAAAAAGGATAAACCTCATAAAACGACCATTGAGCTAATGCTGGTTGAATATAATCACGTAATAAATCTTCTTCATCCGAATTTAAGTTATTATTAACCACACCTTCTTTTAATCTATTATAAAATGAAGCACCTAATACTTGTTGTATATGTGTATCTTGTGCTGAATAAATAAATGGAACCAATTTATGGTCATCAACATTTTCTTCTATTGTTGTATTTTCTTTTAAATAGTCAGTACTGATAAATTTAACTTTTAATGTTGCCATAATTACTGTATTATTTGTTTATTATCTTTATTTTCCACATCTTTATATTCGTTTAATTTAACTTCTTCACCAAACCCTAATAAAGATACTGCTTCATTTACACCCTCCTCTAATTGTTCTTGACGAGGTGTTATATAGTATGATTGGAATTCTTGTAAAAGTTCCTTACGTTCATCTGTAGACCCTAATTTACCAGGTGTTAAAATAACCAATTGTGGTGGTACTTCGTGACCCATAACAATATTCTTTTCAACCATATCCTGTAACATAATAAAACGCTCATCAGAGTCATTTAATTGAATTGGTATTAATTCAGGTTTACCATCAGCTCCTTCTGAATATGTGATAATTATTTTACCTGCGTTTTCAGCTGATGAATAATTACGTTTAAAATCACGATAAAACTCATCCATTTCTTCTTCAGTAGGAATACCTGTGGCAAAGTTTAATATAAAGGATGGGGCGAATCCTTGTTTAACTTGATTTAAATGAAATTTAGATACTTCATAATCCAATTCAATCCAGTTTATAGCTGAAGAATAACCAGCAATTGGATATAAATCATCTGCTTGTGGATTTTCTTCTGTATAATAATATAGTTGTTTTCCTTTTCTAATATTAGGATCGAATTTAGCTATATATTGTGGCTTATATTCTTCTTTTTTATACTTAGTCCAATCAGTACTAAACCAAAAATGTGGCTCAGAATATTCTTCATTTTGAATACCAATTCTTATTTTATGTAATGGAACATAATTTATAGAGAAATCTGAACCATCATTATTCCATATTATTTCAAAAGCATAACCATTAAAGATTTCAAAGTCTTTTTCTAATCTTCTAAATAATTTCTCTAATTTTTTATCTTTAATAAATTTACTTAATTCAGGATTTGTTACTGGTTTGATACCGAATCCTGTTGCCAATCTAGATTTTTTATTAATGATTGATTTATGTGTTGCTGAACCATTAATATTATATAGATCTATTAGATATTGAGGATAATTATTATCTGACCCCCAAGTAATAAATCCATTTTTAGCATCCCATTTATATTCAGGTGCCTGATAGGCCTGATTAAATGAGTATATTTTAAAATTTTTTTCCATAATTAATTAAATGTGTATTCCGTTTTATTATTGTTAAATGTCGATCCTGTAGGAGTATCACCAATAACTCTACATAAACCTGTTTCTACAACATCATTTACTGTTAATCCTGATACTGTTAATGTAGCACCTGTTGTTTGCCATACCATATAATCATAAGTACCTGGCAATAGATTTAAGGCGGTTTCATTTATTGGGAAATAATTATACCTAGCATTGTTATTAGTAGTGTCTCCTGTTAACCAAAAAGTGGTTAAATCGTGATTCTGATTACTATATAACTGACATATATATTCAGCACCAACCAAAGTTGTTTTCTCAAACAAAGTAAAAGGTACCAAATTGGTTTCATTTTTATAGAGCTTAATCATATAATTTTATTATAAATATAGGATCTATTTTTTTGTTTAAATTAAATAAGAAACCCCCACATTTCTGCGGGGGTCCATATACTAAAACGAAAAAGGACAGAATCCTTGATGATGAAAGATTAAGATCCTACTGTAATATCTGTTCCAAGAACTGCTTCTTCCATTAGATATACACCATTAGCTGATTTCCAAGTGATTTCGAATGAAGCACCATTCATATCACCTAAAGCAACTCCTAATGAAAGTTCACCTGTAGTAGCTCTACCTGCTGTTTCTAAACCACATACGTAGTATGCTCCTGCGTTAGATTTAATAACTGCGAATAATGGAGCTCTACCGATAGCTACCGCTAAGTTTCTTACTTCTGCTGTCAATTCCATAAATTTAATAGAAAGAGTTGATTCATAAAATACCGTACCATTCTCTCTTGAGAATTGTCCTGTTTGTGTAAGACCAGCAATCTCGATATCAGTTTCCATTAAATATACAGTTGCACCACTAGTTACACCAGTTATCACATTGTCAATGTCAAAAGAGTATTCAGAATCAGAACTCCAAGTTCCAATCCATACTTTTTCAACACCACCAATTGATGAACAACCTAATGTATAACCTTGGTCTAATATACAATTAAATGCCATAATTTTATTTTTTTATTTTAATTTTATTATTTTTTTTCTACTCTCTATAAAAGGGGGAGATAAACTCCCCCAATCATATTAATATATTATAGAGAGAAATAAACTACGAATTCAGGGAACGCAGCTTGTACACCCATTTTCCACTTAGCTCTGAATCTTACTTCATCGTTGTCTTGAGAATAGAAAATTCTAAACTCTTCAGAATCTGATAATAGATCAGTACCGAAATACAAGTTAGATGCTGGAGATAAGAACATTTTGTTAGTACCGTTAAGACCTCTAACTGCTACAACTTTGATGTTAGTACCAGGAACCATTTGAGAGAAATCTTCTCCTTGGTTTTCAGCTCCTGTGTAGTGGAATAAGTTAGCGTTTCTAAGAGCTAATGAATATGTTCTGTACATATCATAACCCATAAATAATACTAAGTCATTCATTGCGATTACATCAGAAGGAACAACTGCTGTCATTGCGTCAACAACATCGATAACGTTTGCTGCTGTAACAGCTGTAACAGCTCCTGTGTTACCAGTAACAACTGTACCTGCCCAATCATTATCAGCCAAATAGATGTAACCATCACATAATGCTAAGTTACCAGAACCAGCGACAGTATCACCTTTCCATACGATATCATCGATAAGAGCGTTGATTTTGTCAGCTTTCTCAGAAGAAAAAATTTCTTCAAAAGGAATGTCCTCGTTATATGAACCTGGGTTCATCATTTTTTGAGTGTAATAAGTTTCCAATGTATCCAAACAAATAGCTTCGTTTACTTTAATTGGACATACTGAAAGACTTTGTTGAGTTAAGATAGTCTCACCATCTTCATCCCAACCACAAGAACCAGCTTGAGCAACCAAATCAGAATTAATGATATTGATTGTTGCTGAACTTTTGATATCAGGTTGAACTGTAATAAATTCTAATGTTCTACCACCTAATACTGCTTTTTTGATTAACGCCATTTTGTTTTCGTCAACATATGCCGTCAAACCATTTACATTTAATGCCATAACTAATTTTTTTTATTAATTTTTATTATTTTTTTCCGAAGAATTTTAGTCTTTCTTCTTTATTTAATTTATTAAAATCAGGAGTTTTATTTAAAGGCTTATCAGATGGTGCCTTAGCAAATGTTTCAACTCTAGATTTAAGTTCTGTATTTTCTTCTTTTATTGAATTTAATTCTTCTCTTAATGATTTAACCTCTTCTAAGATTAGATTGATTGAATTAAACATTTCATCGTTAACTTCTTCAACAACTTCTTCCATTTCTTCAGTAACTTCTTCAGTTGCTGGAGTTTCGATTTCATTGATTAAACCTTCAGCATCAACATAGATGATTAAACCATCTACAGTTTCGTGTTTACCTTCAGGAGCGTTAACCCAATTACCTTCTTCATCCATAACTTCAACTTTGTCACCGATTGCTAATGTACCATCTTCAGCTACAGTAGTAACTTTAACTTTAGTACCATCAGTTAATTCAGTTTCAACTTCAGCCATTTCAATAGTTGTTTCTTGTTCTAATGATTCTTCTACTTCTTCAGGAGCTGTTACTTCTTGAATTTCAGATATTTTACCTTCTATTACTGAAATAACTAAACCATCTTCTAGTTCATAATTAGCATCTTCTAATGCCATTTCTCCTTCTTCAGTGATTTCTTTAACTTCTTCACCTACTTCTAATCCTTCACCGTAACATCTAATAATTCTACCGTCTACAGTCTTATAGTCCTTTTCGAATTTTTCTTCAGTTGATGAAAAGAATTCTTTAATTTGTGTTATAATAGTTTTCTTATCCATTGTTATATTTTTAACTAAATATTTATTATTTAATACTGTTTAATATTAATTATCCTTTATAAAAGTATCGTTATATTTACTTTTAGTTGTTTTTATTAAGTCAAACATCTTTTGTACATAATAAACGATACCTTTATCTTTATTGATTTTTCTAATGTTTTCATCTATTGAGAATCCTTCGATGAAACAAAGTACACCAGCTCCCAACTTGGTGATCAATAAATCTGTTTCAATAAACATCCCAAATATCTGTGTATCTAAACCAAAGACTAATAAAATAGTTCCATTGTAAATAATTAGTTTACCGATTATTCTAGATAGTTTACGACTAGTTACTTTATTCTTTAATTTTTTAGCTGTATAAACACCTAATATTGTATCAGCTGAAATAAAGAATCCCACCAAAATGATTAATGGTAAGACAGGTGTTAAGAATACAAATATTGAGCTTAGTAATCCGTATAAAAAAGTTTTCATAAATTAAGTATGTTTTTTAATTCTTCTATTATTTGGTCCTCAGTTGATTCTGAGAATAAAACTTCTTCTATTTTGGAATAAATCATATCATAAAGATCTTTTTCCCACATTTCGATAAAACCACCTTCTAAAGAAAAACCTGTAAATTCACCATTTAAAACTTTATCATCCCAATATTGGTCATCTTCAACATAAAAAGTGGCTACCCAACTACCTTTTGGAATATTAGGATATAACTCAGATTTTACATTATCACCAACTATAAATGATTCAACCATAAAAACATTATCAACAGCTCTTGTTGGGTCGTGTTGTTCATTGATTCTATGTATTTTATTTTCTTTAAAATACTTCTTCATCATTTTTAGAATGGTATCCTCTGTGAATTTAACATAATAATGCCCTATGATTGGGTTAAATCTTAGGATTTCAGTTTCAGCTAACATTATAGGAGAGGTAATCATTTTTTTATAATCACCATTTTTATCTTTTTCGAATACTGCTTTAGTTAGAATATCGTTACCAATATTTTCATTCTTAAACATAGTCCAAGTTATTTCTGTTGCTGGAGAAGATACAAAAGATAAAGCGTCCATTCCCGACTTCATATCTAACTCATCAATATCCAAATAAATAACTGGTATATCTTTATTATTTTTTTCCATAATCTTAAATATTTTTTTTATTGTTATGTTTAATACTCAACAGCTCTTTCGATTCTGTTAACTCTTTTTTGTGCTGATGTCATTTCTGATTCCACAACATAAGCCTTTAATGGTGATTGTTGTTTATTTTCAGTAAAGATAGTACCACTACCAGCTGAACCTGAACCAATATTAGCAGTATCAGGTACCAATGGTTGTCCTCCACCAGCCTGATTAACCATTGATAATAGATTAGGGAACATTGCTGCTGAATTAGCGTTAATAACTGCTTCACCTGGAGCTAATAACGAAGGTACCGAATCAACATTACCTGGACCATTACCTGGAACAATACCACCTCTTGCTGCCTTAAATTGTTGTGCTGATATTATACCAATTTGTGTTGCTGCTAAAGCTCCATTTATTGCTGCCATTATTGTACCTACTGGTGGTGGAATAGTTAAGGCTGATAATACTGATTGAGCTCCACTCATAATCGCTTCAGCTATTCTATTAGCTTTATCTATTTGGAACTGTTTTCTTTTTATAGCCTTTTCTTTTTCCATTCTTGAACGGTCAAGTTGTTCAAGATTGTCATCATATTCTTGACGATTAATAAGACCATTAGCTAACATTTGTTCTTGTGCTGTCGCCTCTTCATTATAACTTTGTTCAATTTGAGCTAATTGATTTTCAGCTATAACATTAAAGGCATCAGCTACTGCTTGACCAACAGCCAAAACTTGACTACCCCAAGTATCGATTACTTCTAAAGCATTTTCAGCGAATTTTTGAACACTAGTTTTAGTATTAGCTATTCTTTCATCCTCATACTCTTTATTAATCTTATTAATTTCTTCTTGTTGTCTTCTTTCTAATTCTGCTGTATCTAAACCATATTGTTTGGCAAGTTCTATTAATCTAAAATATTTATCTTCTACAGCTCTAACTTCTAATTCTTGTGTCGATAAAGTATTTTGTTCATATTCAGCATAAAAATCTTCTTCTTGTTGAGCCCATTCATCTTGTGCTGCTTTTATTTGTTGATTTTGTTTATCTAACTTTTCTTTTTCAGCATCTAAGAAATCTTTTCTTATTTTATCTTCTTTATCTTTTCTTTGTTTTTCATATAAAGAGATTATCCTCTCTTTTTCTTTTTGAGTTAAGTTGGTATTACTTTTTGTATCCTCAACTAATCTATCGAAGTTTAATTCATTTTCTTTTAATTGTTTATCTAAACCTTCTTTCATTAAAGAAAGTTCTAAATCTTGTATTTGTCTTTCAGCTGAAAGTCTATTTTGTAGATATTGTTTATACTTATCTATAGCCTCACGTCTTCTTCTATCTTCTTCTTCAGCTGCTTTTTGATCTTCTTTTTCTTTTTCTTCTTGATACCTCTTATTCTCTTCTTTTACAGCTATATTATATTCTTTATTATTTAATTCTAGCTCTTTGTATCTTTCTTTATCTTTTTGTATTTCTTCTTTAATTGCTCTAGCAGTATCATCATCTTCTTCTTTTTTAGCTTGTTTATATAACTCTCTACGTTCTTTTAAACGATCTTTTACATTAGTTAATTCTTCTTTTCTTAAATCCTCTTCTTCTTTTAATCTTCTTAATGTATCTTGATGTAATTGTTCTTCTGAGGCTCCAGATATTTCCAATAATCTTCTTCTATTCTCAGCATTCTTTCTTATTTTATTAGCGTTATCTTCGAATAAAGCGTTTTGTTTCTCAATACTAGCATTTAACTGTTCGTTTGCCTCAGCAGCAGATATTGTATCTTCTGTAAACCAAGAGAATAATTTTATTAAAGCGTAACCAGCAGCAATTAAAGCAGTTATGGCAATAACTATAGCACCAATTGGGTTAGCATTTAGTGCGGCATTGAAGGCCCATTGTACAGCTGTCATTGCTTTTGTTACCACAGCATATACTTTCATTGCTGCGTTTAATGCCATTTGACCAGCTTGTGTTTTTAATACTTGAGTTGCTATACCTTTAAAGATTGGTGCTGCCTCTTTTAATTCTTTAAATCCTTGTAATAATGCTACCGCTGATTGAACCTTTAATAGTGCCTTCTCAACATTCTCTGATTCAGCACCAAATATACCCATAGCTCCTTGTGCTATAGCGAAGGTAGAGGTAATACCCATTAAAGCTCCACCTAATTTTTGGTCTAATGTTAATGCGGCAGCATCAACTTGTCTATCAGTTTCAATAATGGTTTGTCTCATTCTACCAGCTTCAGCAACCAAATCATTGAATGTTTTGGTACCTGCTTCACCAGCTAAACTTAATTCATATAATCGATCTTCTATTTCACCTAATCTACCTGTTAATGGTTTCATTTCACCAGCAACATCTTCAAAGGTAGCACCTAAATCAGTAAATTCTTTATTTAATTTATCGTATTCAAGTGATAGACCAGCAATTACTTTACGTTGCTTATCAGCCTGTTTGGAATTCTCACCATATGTTTTGATTAGTGATTCTAATTCTTTATTGGCAACACTTAGATTCTTTCTTAAATTATCGAATTCTGATTGTGCTTGTTTAGCATTTAAATTGATATTTATTTGAGCGGTTTGAGCCATAATTCTTTTTTATTAAATATTTTTTATTTACTATTGTTTTTAAAGTAATTCCATCTCTTTCTAATCTTCATATAATTGCCTACTCTCTCCCAGTTGTATGCTTCTTCTTCTAATGGGTTATTTCTATAGCCATACTTTATAGACCACCATAGATACAAAATATAGAAGCCTAGAACTAATAATTCTTTTTGTTGTTCTATATGTATTCTTTCGTGATTAATAACCACATCATTAACATTAGGCTTAACAAAGATGAAAGGCCATAATGTAATTCCTAATATTTTAGTTCTATTTAATAGTTTTAATTTAATTATCATATTAATCAGGTTTATACCAAAAAGAAACAAACCCCCTATTGAATGGTGTGGTTGAAAATGATGGTGTATCAAATGAACCACCTGTTTGTCTCGCTAATAGAAATGCAGTGGAATCAAAATAATTAACACCCGCTGAAGTACCATTATAATCACTTAATGGATAATAGGTAATATCAAAATCATCTCTTACTATTACTTGTACATTTGTTATTGTTTTCCATTCTGTCACAGATAAACCGTGATTAACAAATAATGTAGCGGTAGTATCCATATCCCAATCACCGATATTAATTTCAGTAAATACCCATTTAGTTGTACCAGCATCAAAAGATATGTTATCAACTTCCAAATCACCATTGACATCTATCGTATCAGCTAAAATATTAATATCAGTAGTACCAGCACCAATATCAGCTTGTAATGTAACACTAGCTTGATTGGTATTTAATAAATCTTCAGCTTTTATTTGTGTTGTTAAAGTATTAGTAAAAGCAACATAATTAGATTCTACAATTCCTTGATAATCAGTATTATCATCTGTTGTATATAAATTAAATGATTGTGGGTCTACATATAAGGCTGATTTATCATTTGATACGGTATCTAATGAAGATAATTCAGTACCATTATTAACTATACCTGGGTCTAATTGTAAAAAATCTGTTATAGTACCGTCTGATACACTTAATTCTATTATTTGATCACCAGCCAAAGCTAAATCTAAATAACCAGCTGATTGGGTGCTTTCTATAACATCACCTGATGTCATTAAAATATCGTTACCTAAAGTCTGATTACCATTGCTTAAAACAAAATCTAATGTAGGTGTTGCTGCTGATATTATGGTTGTTATAGGTGTACCATTAATAGTGGAACCTGAAGTCATTATTATATTATTAGTATATAATGTATTTGGTTCTGTTGCTACAATATTATCACCAAATATAACAACATTATTTAAAGAGGTTGCTGTTGTTGCTGATGTAGCCCCACTTAATAATGAAGGTAATTCTATTGAACTATTATTACCTAATATGATAGCGTTATTAATACCTGTATTTACAGTGTTATTATTACCGTATAACTGTATATTATTAGATTGTGGTACAATACCATTATTATCACCATAAATAGCACTAGACTGAACATTAGGACCTATTACATTATTAAATCCTTTTACTGTTACATCAAAACTATCAACAGAATTATTATTACTAAATTCTTTCTCTGTTTTTACTTGTGCTGTTGGTGTGATATTATTGCTACCTTTTTTAACTAAGGTTTTATAAGCTTCATTATAAGAAATAGTTTCCCATTTGGTTCTATACCAACAAGTACCACCAATCCAATCACCACCTAAAGCGGAACAACAATCTTCGTTTATTGATTGTCCACTATCACTAATATAATAAACTCCTTGTATTGTTTTTACTGCTCTAATATCAGAAGGACAACTATCATTGCTTATTGCTAAATCCTCAGTATCAGGATTAAAGATATTAACATCATTTATCTTATATAAAATAACTTTGGTTAAACTATCTGAACCAATTGGATCATAATCTTTAACTTTATTAATTCTCCAATAAGAATTATCGATTAAAATAATATCCCTAAAATCTAATTCAGCAATATCTTTAGGTGTTAGATAAAAACTAGCCTCCAATAATTTACTGTTAACATCTATAATATCTAATAAAGTATTTTTATGGAATTGTTCTATTAGGTTATTGACAGGATAATAATTAGCGTCAAAATAAATTTTATCAGTTGTACCAAAGCCTAGATCATATGTTGGTGTATAAGGATTATCCCACATACCACAATAAGGATATTGTTCCATAAAAGTACTTTCAACTAAGGCCTGACCTACGAAGTCTTTTAAATAAATACCTAAGCCCATATCAACTAAACCACCATAAAATAATATTCTAGGTTTAACTTTTTTAGGTTTAATATCTAAATCATCTATAGTGGTAAAGAATGGTGCTATTCTATCCCATATACCCCATTGACCGTTTGGTGTTGGTGAGAACGCTAATTCTAATTTTTCTTCTTTATCTGAGAAATCATTATCAACATCTATTTCATAATCACCATATATTCTACCAGTCTCACTATCGTATTGTTCATTGTAATAATCAGAATCTTGTTTATAAGTATATAAGAAAGAATTGGCATCCAACTCAGACATAGGTGTAATTGTAATATCTGAATTATGATCTAATTTATAAGTCCAATCTAAGACCTTTTGCCTTGATTTATAGTAATCATCTCTAGGTTCAATAATAAGATTATTCTCATCATTTGGATCATCAACCACAACTAAATTAAACATCTTAATAATAGATACGAATAAATCTTTCATCTTCATATCAGGAATAACTTGATTAACGTTAATAGCATCATCTATACCAGCTAAAGTATTATTTGATGGTATCACATTAAAAGCTGTTATCTTGTCAGACGCTACAGTAGGTAATAAAGCTTGTGCGAATACTTTTTGATCATTACCAGCCCAATTGGATCCACCATAATTAAAACCAAATCTAATATATAATCTATCACCTTCATATAAGAATATATTACTTGCTGAAACATCTATTGATATTGGGTTTTGGGTATCTTTCCAAGGTGAAGAATTAGAACCTGTAGATGGTGTGAAATCAATTGAACCTGTATCATCTAAAGATATGATAGAACCATTATGTACCTTTAATAATTGAGTCCTCATTTTAATAGTACTACCACCTTGGTATTCTATATTATTACCATCTTCGTGTACATAACGCATTATAACATTAGCATCAAAATTAATATCATAATAACCTGATTGTTGACATTCATAATATGCGTAAGAAGGGCCAACTGTTGGGTCTTGATTTAATTCAAACCACGAATCTAAAGGATCTTGAAATGTTACATCATTATATAAACCAGATTCTCTTTCTAATGGTATCCAATATCCTTGAAAATCATTATAAAACCATCCTGGGGAATTTATTCTTAATGTACTAATAGCTCTATAACCTGTGGCAGTACTAATATCACCATAAGTATCGGTATAAAAGTTTCTTAATGGATATGTGGTTTCATTTATAGTACCATCAATACCAATAACAGTTTTACGTTGATTAAATTCTTCCTCACTTAATTGTAATTTATCTTCATTAAATGGTAAAATTAGCTTTTTAAAGTAATCAGAATTAAAGAATTTGGATGTATAAGTATAATCAGCGAAATTAAACATTTCATCTATAATGGTTTTTAAATAAAAAGCTGGAAATATGTCTGATGTATATAAGTGACTATAAATATCACTATGTTGACCATATATAATATAAGGATAAACATAACCATTACCAGGTTCAGAATAAGAATTTAATGTATTCCATTCAATAACATCATAATTCCAAGAGCTAACAATATTTTCTTGTGACCTAATATGGTCCCATTTGGATAAATCTAGATTCTTTAAACTATAATCATCGAATTGTGTCATAATATTTTTAAGCTGACCTAATATAACTACTTCATAATCGACTTGTTTTTGATTGCTAACAACATTTAATAGTTGTAAATTACCTGACATAATGTCACTATTACCAATTTGAATAACACAAGGTATTGCCTTCTTTGGATTAAAGGTAACATTATCTATATTGACATCGAATAATTGCTTAAAGAAATTATTATTGAATGATGTACCAGGTAGAGTTATTGTTTTACTATAGTTTGATTTCTTTTTTGTGATATCTAGAATATCTTCTATTTGATAGTTAAAGCTAATATTAACATTATCATATGTATCTAATTCTTTCCCGTTTGCTATAATAGTAAATTTATTCATCTTTTGGTTTTAATATAAATATTTTTTATGATGTATTGTTTTTTAAATAAAAAAGGGGGTCTAAAACCCCCTCTCTTATTTTTAGAATCTATTTTCGTTTGATGAGAATATAAAGTTGAATGAATAACTGAATAATTCGTCATTGACCTGTTTATATATTTCTATTTTCTTTTCTTCTAATCTACCAGCGAATAATCGATTCTCCGGTGTTTGAATATAAACAGAAGGTGATTGTATCAAATCTTCCATTAAATCTCTCTCAAACTCATATAACCAACCTGAATTTAAGATTATAGATTTTCTACTTCTAACATAAAAGTCTTTTTCACCTCGCCCATAATCTTCATAACCAAAGGTATCATTCTTCCAAGTACCTTCTTGTTTATAATAATTCTTACGTTCAGCCTCAATATTGTCTCTTGATATGTATTTAAAAGGATATGAAATAAAAGAGCCATTTTTATCTTTCCACATTAAGTGATAAATTTGATATCTACTACAATCATCGTTTAATTTAAAACATACCTTATTTGTTTTTTGTGTCATACAAGCTAAAACATCTCTTTCAACACTAGTACCAATACCAGTACCACCACTTAATGGTGAAGCAATAGGTGTTGACCAAGTATCTGATGCTGGACAATCTGTATCATTTAATTTATCAAAAGCGTAGAATGTTGTTACTGCTGAATATTGTGTTACACCAGTTTCAGTTATATACCACCCATCTTCTATTGATGGTTCAGGTAAATAAGCTAATTGAGCTGGTTGACCATTAATTTCGAATAACCAATAATTTTCACCATTGATTAAACCATCTTCTTTACAAACACTAACAGTTGTGTTAGTACCTTGGCCAGGTTTAAAAACTAAATTAATATCTAAACAGTTGCATTCACAATCATTAGATGCGAATAAACAATAACTATCAATAGAACTTGTATAAGATGAGAATGGTGTTCCAAAGTCATAATATTCTGTTACCTCATTTAATTGATCAATACCAATTGGTGAGTAATAATCTTCCCAAGTAGTTGAGCCAGTCAATAATAACATTCCTAATTGATTATTAGAGCTATCAAAGAATTCATAACCCATACCAGTTGTTAAGCCAGATGATTCTTGGTGTGTTAATAAAAAGCCTATTGTTGATGGTTCAATTCTATATTTGTTTTCTACACCTAAAATAGTAGATATGTTATAATCAGTGGACATACCATTAGATTGAATAACATAACTATCAAAACCATCTATACTATATTCATTTTTATTTAAATGTGAGTTATAGACTTTTAAATTTTCTATTTTTAATAAATTTGGTTGTAATACTTTTCTATTATATGCGTATCCTATTTGTCCAGGTATTGCTGGGCTATTGCCTGTAAATGGTTTATTGGTCATAATAACCAATCCATATGTTGGGTCAATAAAGATTGCCTGAATCGTTGCCACACCATTGTATTCAGGTTTTGGTACACCATATATTGTTCCACCTTCAACTGGTGAGGAACCTTGCCAAGATTTATCTGTTACCAACATTTGAGTTGTGGTACCTGTTGATGATATTGCTGTAGGCCCATTATAGTATGGATAAGTTTCTTGTCCTGTAACTGTAATATTTTGTCCTACTGCGAATGGCATTGTTGTTGAACCTGTAAAACCAACCAAACCTGTTGAAAATAAATTATCAATATAATCCCAACCATAGATATCTTGTACTACATTAATTTGATCTCCTACTTGAAATGGGATATTAGCTAAAGATGTGATTGCTGAATTATAAAAACCTACTGAACCACCTGAGAATATATTATCCTCAAAATTAACTTTATAGTTACTTTCAGCCCCACAAAGTAAATCATATTCAAATACTGTATCAGGTCCTTCATATTCTAACGCATAATTAACATCTTCACCTGTTAAATTTTGGCTAACAAAGTCTTTTAATACTGTTGATAAGTCCATTTTAGCGTAACCATCTAAATCAGGACTAAATTTGTATCTAATAAAATTACCCGCTAAAGCTGTATTACCACCAAATGGCTGAGTTAAAACTAAATCAATAACGAAATTATTAGCATCTATTATTTTAGTGATAATATAATAACCTGTGTAAAGATTGGCATTATCCTCATCGTTTAAAAGAATGTAATCACCTTCATTAAATTCAATGCTATCTACTGATGTTAGTTTTGTTTGTACATTATTATTTAATACATAAGATGTGGCAGCATTAATTCTAACTTTATTATAAAAGATATTAACCAAATACTTATAGTTATCACTAACATTGTAATCATCACTATATAATTTAAGTGGTACTGCTGAATAAGCAGCCATATATTCGTGAGGTTGTGTTATCGCTGAATAAGCCATATTATTGTTTTAAATTAAAATCGTTATTTATCATTTTTATTAAGTTATCAACCACCTCATCTTCATATTTTCTTTGTAGTGTTGGTGATGATTCTATTTCTGTAATTGTTTCTTGTATTACATTTGTTGGTTTAATACCAAATTTATAGATGGATTTTTGTATTGCGTATGCTACGCCAGGATTAATTCCTCTTACTTGTGTCCATTCTACTAAAGGTCTAATTGGTGGATAAGTACCAGGTCTTCTACCTTCATCAACCCACTTTAAATAATCATTAGCCTCTATTTGTATTAATATTTGATTAGCATCTTCTCTAATAGTATGATTTAAAGAATTAATTAAGGCTCCAGTAGCAACCTTATCTTTTTTTCTTAATAATCTATATAGAATTTTAACATAGTCCTTACCGAACTCGTTTAACTTTTTATCAGATATTAATTTATTATCAGCCATTAGTATGTTTTAGTTAAGGTAAATACTTGTGATTTTATTGAATTACTAGTACTAGCTGTAGCCCATTCTACTGTAATATCTAATGTATTAGGTATTGTAGTATCAAAAGTAGTGTTATTAGTATCTTCATACGCAAAGCCTGTTACAGTGGAACTATTTTTCTTTGTTGTTTGGAATGTACCTATTGTAACTATTTCTGCTGTACCAGCTCCACCTATATTTCTAATAGTGAAATCAGTTTCAATTTTATAGATATCATTATTGTGTTGTATTATGCTTTGGAAACCACTATCAGCTAATATTACTGAACCTGATTTTAACTTAATTCTAATATCAGTATTATTTAAATTAGAAAGACGTCCACTCATTACAACTCTAAAAGAATCTCCGATATTAAAACCATTGGCTGGAACATTTAAAGTACCTACACCGCCATCTATAATACTTGTTTCAACATCGGTATTGATTATTGTTACAGAATCACCTGTTTGACTAAATAATCTTAGATTGGCAGCATTTAAAGTATTTTCTATATTCTGTATTAGCTCACAATTGGAAAGTGTATCACAAGTAAGATAACGTGTATAAGGGTTAATTGGACTAATATTAGTTTGTACGATATCACCTGTTGGTAAAATACAATTGGCATATTTAATCTTTAATAAGAATTGTCCAACCCAACCATTAACTTTGTCTGTTGTTTCATCCACTGCTGGATAACAAGAAACATCACCTTCTATTTTAATACCATAATTACCCCATTTAGTTTCTATTTCTACTATTAAATCTTGTAATAACTGAAGCATATCACTTAATACTTCTTGGCTATTATCAGAATCAACACCATTAATATCTAAATAATTTTTTTGAATATTAATTTTGTCCATAAATAAGACTGAGAAATAAAGGTCTGGTATTGTTGTTTTATTTTGTACCCTTATAGTTGATGGTTGATCTAAGGTTAACCACATATAAGGGAAATCCATTTGTCTGCTAGTACCGATATCACTTGTTGGCCCATACCCAAAATCATTAATAAAATAATGTCTATCAGCGAAACTCTTAAATAAATCTACCAACTGGTTTAATGATATTATGTTAGTACTCATATTTTTCCTTTTTTACTTTCATTAATCTTAGCTCTTTGATAAAAATAGGCTATCCAATTCAAACAGCTAATGTAATTTTTTTTATATATCTCTGTATCGGTTGTATTTAACTCTTTTAATAATAAATGAACCATTTCCAACCATTTATATTTATCATCTAATTCTAATTCTTGGCGTAAATCATCGAATCTACTTTTTTGTTTTTTCTTATTTACACTTTTGGTAAAGATTCCTTCATACTGGTCCCTGATGAACTTACGCCATCTGAAAAAAAATTAAATATGTTATAAATCTTACCAATAGGAGCTTTCTTAAATAAATCAGCTCTTTCCATAAAATCAGTTTTAAATGTTTCTAGTTTACCATTCTCTTTTTTCTTTCTTAAAAATAAACATAATAATTTATCCATTACCTTGAATAAATTACCATCAGCACTATTAATAAGTGTTTCAATACTTATTACCTCACCCATAGTTAGTGATTCAAAGTCTTTCTTTAAAAAATAAGTCTCACCTTCTAATTCAATAGAATCAGCCAAATCACCTTGAATATCTGTTAAGGTAAATTCTAATACTTGTGCTATCTTTTCAAAGTCAGCTACAGGCATCATAAAAATTAAATCTTCAGGTATGTCTGAGAAGATATTAATCATCTTAACTGATATCTCATATTGGTTTAATGCCTTTCTATTGATATCAAATAACTGAGTGAATTGGCCTACAGTGACCTCATCCCAATTTTCTGGAATCATAAATTCCTTAGTTTCATCATCTAAATTTGTTACTATTTTTACCATAATCGTTTTTTTATTTATAAATATTATTTCATCTTATTTGTTTTTACATTATCTTAAATGGTTTAAATCCTTCCACTCGTTTCTTCTTCAATAACATCATTACTGCGTATCTTAAAGAATCTATTGCGTGGTTAAAAGCATCTATAGGTACATTGGTATTATTACCTTCCTTATCCAACTTCCAAATATATTTAGATAGTTCGTCTAGTAAATTCTTAGATCTTTTGGTTATGGATAATTTCTGCTCTTGTATTAATTCAATACCATAGTTAACAGAATCTCTACCTTTATCTGTTGCCATTATTTTAATACCATATCTTTTTAATTCAGCAATAGATTTAGGTTCAGCTGAATCAGCATAAATAATATTTCTATCAAAGCCATTATTTTTAATTAATTTGGCAATATCTGAATTAAGTAATCCTTTTTGATAGAATATTTCATCAGCTATAATTTCATCGTTCCATTTATAGATAGCAATTAAAGTTGATGGGTCATTGGTAAAACCAAAGTCCATTCCTAATCCTAATAATCTAGCTTCTTCAGGTATTTTATCTATTATCTTGTAATCATTGAAAATGGTACCTTGTAATTTACCTTCAAGTCCATCAAGGTATACTTTACACCAATTATTCCAATATTCACTACTTTTAGCCAATTCTCTTTTTGATTCTAAGAAGTCTATAACGTTCTGTGGCAAACCATTATTATCTTTATAGGTTAGGATAAGTAATTCTGAATTATCATCCTCTAAAACCTCTTTATTCCAAAAGTTATGACTTGGGTTATAATCAATAAAAATATCTTGATTAGTTCTCATCGCTAATTCTAAGTAAGCATCACGTTGTATGTTGTTAGCTTCATTAATATATAAAATATCTCTTCTAGCTCCTCTTAACTTATCTCCTTGGTCTGCTGAGAAGAATTCAATATAAGAACCATTTTGAAATCTATAAGTTGAATTAGTAGTATGCCATTGATTTTGATCAAATCTTTTTGTCGCTTTTAAGATATTAATAAAATCACGAATAGCACCTCTTCTAAGATGAGGTGTAGATTCAGCTACTACGGATACTGACAAATTGTCAGTCTTTAAACATTTATCTATTAGTATTGCTAGGATTGCTATTGTTTTACCAGCACTAGAACCTCCTTGTATTACTTTGATACGTTTTTTTAATTTCCTTATTTTGGATATCGCTTTAGTATACTGAAATTCCATTATTCTTCAAGTAAATCATCATCGGAAAACATAGGTGGCTCTTGTTTTACTGTATGATCTATTTTTTCAGCTTCATTATAACCTAACATTCTATTTAACATTTCTAATGCTTTTAATGCGTGTGGTGGCCAGTCTTCTATATTATCTTCCTTTATTTTTATTAGATCTTTAATGATATCTTCTTTTTTGATATCACATTGAATTTCGTGTTGTTCTTGTTTTTTATTTAATAAATCTTGTACCTCACCTTTTTTCAACAGTCTTTGGCCTTGTGAATAAGCAGTTTTTTCACTATAACCTGCTCTTATAGCGGCTTGTGTAGCATTCATATCAATTAGATATTCCTGAACAAATTTAAATTGTTTAGGTGTTAATTTCTTTTTTGCCATAACTTTTCTTTATTTCCAAATTTAATGCTCTTATCCAAGCATTATCCAAAACCAATTGGTCCTTTGGTTTATCTATCTTATCACGCTTTTGATACCCCATTGCTTTTACATTCTTTACAGACCTTACGTCTTTTATCTTCCAATTCGATATTACAAATCTGACATCTTTTAACCTTATATTCTACACTTGTATTTTGATTAACATTTGTATACCAGTTACTAAGTTGTTTCATACCGAATTTAATCTGTGCTTTACAATGAGCACATATAGCAATTCTTTTATCTACGTGTTCTTTTAAAATTGTAACCAATGATCTAACATCAGTTTTAGTTGTTTTTCTCAAACTCAATAATCTTTCGATTTCATCTTTTAATTCTTGTTCCATATTTTATTTATTTAAGTATTGTTGATATTCTGGTAATTTCCAGGATGCTGACCAGTTCTTACTTCCAACCATATGTTGTGGTGGTCTTTTTAATTTTCCTTTTGAGTCTATATAGGCCTCAGGTATAACAGGTGTTTTTGTTCCGTCTGGGTATACATATCCAAATGGTATTTTAAGTTTGGGTAATCCTTTCTTTAATACCTCTGTTGGTTTTATATGGCCATTAGAATCTCTTTCTTGTATTAATACTGTATCTTTTCTTGGTATTTTTATTGCCTTACTAGGATTCATTGGTCTAGGATACCTACTAGTAGTTACTACGGCAAAGCCATTTATATTTAATATTGTTAATACTTCATTTCCACATCTAATTGGTTGATAGGTTATTTTTTTAAAGAACCTAGGTGTTGGTATGAAGTTATTTATTACCTTTGGTTTACATACTGAATTGTTACAGCTATATCTAACAACTTTTTTTTTAGTAGTGCCACCAATATTATTATTGATGATTATTTCATTACAACAAGTATTCCCACTTAATGCTTTCGATAATTCTTCGAATTGTACGTTTAATTTGTACAAGCCATTTGATATGCCTTCTATACCACATAATAAACCATTATCATCCAAACAGATCTTTTTAAAGAAATCATATTGACTATTAATTCCATTACTCATTTTTCGTTTTTTTATATTAATAAATATTAAACACTTATTTTTGTTTTAATTTTTGGTTATAAGCAAAAAAAAGAGGGTTTTTAAACCCCCTTATTTAATTATTCTTTTAATCTTCTTTTTAATTGTATTAACATTATTCCATACCAAACAATGATCTATTCCATATTCTTTTTCTATTTGTCTATAAGTCTTATCATTGATAAAATATTCTTCCCACATCCTTTCTTGAAAATAATTCTTTTTTACTTCCTTATAAGTTTTATTAATCTTGGCTAATTTATTCTCAAATTCTATTTTATCTTCTATTGTAACATCATCTTCTAAGTCTATATTATCTAAATTACCATAATCATTATAAATTCTAACATTCTTATGGAAACTACTGGTATTGGAATGTACTTGATTTCTAACTGTTGCTATAAAATAATATTTAAAATATTTTTCTTGCCATACCTTTTCTATCTTTTTGCTATTCTCTAAGAAATTTAATGCTATCTCTGATATCAATTGAGGTTTTAAATCTATTCTTGGGCTAATAATATTATTTATTATTTCATCATATACTGAGCCTGTTTTACATATTTCTTCTATAATTCTATTAATATCCATATTAGTTTAAATCTTTCCATCCTTCATAAGCCTCTATCGATTGAATAACTTGGCTCAGTAATTTTCTAAATTCTTCTTCTAGTTTCTTTATATTAATTTTATTCTTCTCAACTATCATTACAGATTGTACATATAAATCTTTTAAATTATTATATATCTTTTGACTATATTCGTATTTCTCTGATTTATTAAATAAAATAATACACAATCCAGCTGTGCTTAATATTTGGTACAGTTCATCTGTTATTTTATCTTCAATATCAACCTCTTCAGCATATAGTTGTAATAAATTGTTAAGTAAGATATTGGATTCTATTTTTTTGATTAAAGTTAAGTTTAAGCTTTCATATATCTCATCAGTATAATCCTCATTATTGATTAACATCTTGTCAATCAGATAATTTAGTTCTTCATTTATCATATCATATTGATTAAAAATTGTAGTAATGCCCCTATTGTGGTGATTTTGATTAATAATATTATTTCTTCTCTTTTCATTAGTAGTTTATTTTAATTGCGTCTTTTAATTTATAGTTCATCATTGCCTTCCATTTATAACCTTTATCTTTTGCTGTGGTAATAGGACACCATTCATATGTTAAAGTCCCCGGAGAAGTCATTATATCAAATATTAGAATGGTTCTGCTTTTAGGATAAACTGCGTAATAATATAATTTATTGGTTTGACCCATTTGATGGTAAGATTGGAACTTATCCACTAAAGCTTCCACCTTATCTAATTCTAATACTGCTGTTGGATATTTATCCCATTCAAAGGTTCTTATTTTAATTTCACCCATCACATAAGTTCTTCCTGATAACATTACAAAATCGTTTCTTTCGTAGCTACCTATGGCTGATTCTTCTTCTAATTTATGTTCTGATTTTAAATTAATATACCAGTTTAAGAATTTTCTCTCTCGTTTTTCGTATCCATTAAAGTTATTCATATATCCCATTTTATAATAAATATGCCTTTCTTTATCAAAAAACTTATTTTAGATTAATTTTTTTGCTTTCATTCCTAAAATACTCTGTTTTGATAATTAATTTTTCATTAAAAACTCTTCCTGTATCAATCCAGTCATTAATATTCTTTCTATCTAATGAATATTTATTTGATATTACTCTTTTAACTGTGCTCTTAAATACTTTCTCACCTGTTTCGATATCCATTACCACATATACTCTATTCTTTAATCTAGGCAAATATCTAGGGGTATCTTCATTTTCCCATTTATTTCTAAGGAAATTCCTAATTGATTTATTTATCATAATTATTCTATTTTGATCAATATCCAATTCTTGAGCTATTTCTTTTAGTTGATAACCCTCCAATCTCATTCTCATTATTTTTTTATCAATATCAAAAGGCAATGTATTAAATACCCATTTAACTTTTCTTATAATATCCTCATCTAATTCTTCTATTTCATATGAATCATATTTTGTGCCTATTGCGTCTTCTATTGATAAGATGGACCTTTCCTTTTGTTTTTGTCTTAAATAGTTTAGGCAGTTGTTTCGGCAAGAAATAAAGCAATATCCTTTAATCTCTTCCCAGTCATTTGATAATTTATTTTCATTTATCTTTTGCCATATATAGATATAGGTATCATTTAAGATGCTTTCTCTATCTATTTTATTTTTGATTTGACTATAATATTGGTTTTTGGTTATTAGCTCTTTAATTTTTTCATACAATTCTTCTTCTTTCATATTTATTCTTTTATATTAAATATCGGCTATTTTTAAAAAAGTTAAAATTTTTTTTATAATATTTATACTTTTGGTAAGTTAGCGTATATTTATTAATGTAACAGGTTGATAACTGTGAAGGGATGAGATGTAACCGTGGTCTAGAGAGGGAGAAAACCTCAGGAGTTATTTATTAACTCATCCAACAATTCTCAATAGACAGTTGTTGTAAAATTACTTTAAATGATAGAGATTGGTCTTCGAAAAACTTGTTACCTTCTATCAGCCTCACTAAAATAGTATTGGTAGTAAATAAGTTTATCATTGCTAAAATCTTCAGGGGCAGGGGCAGTGATAAACTTGTTTATTCTACCTTCAAAAATAGTGTGTTAAAATCTGGTGATTTTAATTCAAAGCTAATTGAATAATTCAAATAATAATATTAAATTTAAAAATAATTGGCGCTTTGCTAAATAAGCATATATTTATTAGTATGGAAGGATTAAAAAAAGCTTTTATAAATAAAAATATTGATATAATAGGATATGGAATTCAATATATTCGTTCATATGATTTCAATGATAGAATTGTTTTAATAATTCAATTTAAATCCAATGTATGGTGTAATGTAATATTAGATGAATTATTTAATCTTAAATTAATTGAT